GGGGGGCTATCGAGAAATTATATTTCCCATCCCGTCTATGTCATACCGCCTGCGTTGCTTCGCTCCGTGCTCTCGTTCGTGGCATTCACGACATACAAGCTTAAGGTTGTTCCAGTCCAAAGCAACCAACGGATTGTTTATGTTTTCGGGCGTGAGTTCTATCTTGTGGTGAACGATTTCACCTTGTCGATACAATCCTTTGCTCAAGCACTCTTCACACAGTCCGCCACGATACTTGAAATATGCGTTCCGTGTATTGCGCCATTGCTTAGAATTATAGAACCCCCTACTAAAATCTTGTGCCATACTCGATTAAAGCCTTTTTCAATCTCTCCGATATTTCGATTCCTTGGAGTAAGCATCGACTGTCAGGCACCTTTGTTACTCTTGCGCCTGTGCTTGCGTTCTGCTCTTTCTTAAGCTCTCCGCAATTACGTGTTACCCCTTCTTTAAATGGACATCCTATGCAAGTCTTGGGTTTCTTTATACGTTCCATTGTTACCTTCTTCCGTAGGTGGACAGCCTTCCACCGTCCACCCGGCAGAAGATCACAACGTAAAAAAACGACCTAGATTCTCTAAGCCGTTCTTTCACACTACCATTGTAACACAGGTGAAATGGGAAAAGTGGGAATTTTAAATTGACTTTAAAAAGGCATCATATTTCTTGCTTAGCGAAGTCCTATCAAGCCCCAAAATATCGGACATTTCGCCCCAGCTCATACCATCAAGCGCACGGTACTTAACTATCATTCTGAGCAACGGATCGGGTATTTTATAAATATAATTTATGCACTCGGCAACAAGATTAATAAGTGTCAACTTTTTTTCGGTCAACGTTTGTGTCAAGTCATAAATTTGAAGTGCGATTCGTTCTGTCGTTGAGCTTACGTTTCTTGCGTGAGGCATTCCGTCTCCGATACTGTTTCCTAAACACGACTGCTGCCTCAGCTCGTTAATTCTCTTCTCCAACTCTTCAATTTCTTTCTTATTCCACCTTATAGAATCGATGTCCCCTTTTGTCATGTTCCTATTCTCCGCTTCTTAGTATGTATAGCACACATAATATGGCTTTCTGTCTTTATCGCTCTTGGGAAGATTGTATTTCTCTTCTTCCCAGTATTCGTGCCTAAATTTGTAATCCATAGGATGATTACTTGGCACAATCAATGTGATTATGTGTATCATTTCTGCTCACTCTCCTTGTATAGTTCGGGTAAAGGCATCCATGCGGTTACTTTTACATCGGGATAAGCTTTGATGTAATCCTCAAGAAGCCATTCAAACTTCCATCTGTTTTTTTCATCGTCCCATTCCCATGTAACCTCGCCTTCACATATTGCAATAAGCGGATGGTCAAACTGCGATGTTGTCCATGTGATAATGTAATCTCCATATTCTTCGGGCTCTCTTTCGCTTGTAGGAATCCATCCTGCATTTTCACAAGCATTATCTTTCCTTAACGTTTCGAGTATTTCTCGCCATTCTCCGCAGCGTGTGTCGTCAGCACGTCCGCTTAATAGATAAGCCCCGACTGTCTCCTCAAGTTTTTTAATTGCTTCTTGTTTTTCCATGCTTTACCCCTCCTTTGGCACCGCCGTTATAGTTATTCTGTTATCGAAATAGTTCGCATATCCGATAATTGCAACTCCGTAACCTTCGCTTGATAGATAAAGCATCGTGGAGTTAAGCTCTCTTTTGCTGTAACACTTGATTGTGTCACCTATTTCCAGCTTCCCGGATGCTGCTTTCTCGCTTATATATTGATGTCGTTTTGTTATTGGCATTTTGGATCCTCGCTTCCTGTTTCGTAAGTCACTATTTTGATGCGTCCCTCAAGCGCTTTACCGCCTCGGCCTTCCTGCACTAAATCGTATTTCACGAACTCCATTGCTTTGTCAACAAACCTTTGAGCAATCTTTCTCTTTACATAATCCACTGGCATTCCTTCTTCGAGTGTCTGCTTAGCTGCTAGCTCTATGACGTTGCCCTGCTGAATTGTAATGTGTGGCACTTCAAATATAAGTGCTCGAAGTCTTTCTATCTCTTTATCTTTCTTGGTCTTTATTCCGAATATCATTGCTTATCCTCGCTTTCTAATTTCCTTCCGCAGTAAGGGCAATATTTAATGTTTTCAACTATCCCACTCTCGTATGGATCGCCTGCCTGCGCTTCAATGTTAAATGTGCCGTCTTCATCAGCATATATATAATTATCTTCCTTGAAGTCTTTATACTTACCTCTTTGAAATGCCATATCGCTGGTGTCTTCTACTGGATAAATCGTTTTGCAAAATGCGCATTCCTTTTTTGGCTCCCTGTCGGTCATTGTTATTGTTTTGATTTCTACCCGTCTAAAGATTTCTTTAAGAATGTCGTCTGCATCGTCAATCAAGATTTCTTTTATAAAGCTTCCCTGAAATCCGTTTGTCCTTTTATAATCCTCAAGCGTTACAGGATTTGGAATGTATAATCCGAGCGTTTGGGCGTGATACAGTATAGTGTCCGCACGTTTACGGGTTAAAGTCATTATGTAGATGCCAGTCTCGGCACTTTCTTTTATGAGCTCCGTTGTCTTGTACGTGTTCCTAGGTCTATATATGATTTTCATTTCTTCGCCTCCCGGTTATCAATCCATATTTTCTTTTCGCTCTTGGAAGCCCACTTGACGAAGCGTCCGCACTTCTTACAGTAAATGCCTACTGTGTTTCCGAAGTCGGAGCTTATAAACGTCAGGTCTGCTGCCCCACACGAGCATTTAAGTTGTTTAATTTTCATTGTTTAACCCACTATCCAGTCTTTCCTTTAACTGTTTTGCAAAGCGTCTCAGGAAGTCAATCGCCGCAAAACCGTCACCAACCTTGAAATAATATCCGTCTACCCCTATGTCGTTAGGCCCTACAACAACCTCGTTTACTAGGTCGTCAATTATCTTCTTTACGCCTTCAACGTCCGCTTGACTCGCAAGAGCTGCTTTGTTTTCATCGTATGACGTGGCGCTGTATAATATGCACTTCTTTGCGCCGTCGTCTGCTATTATTACCAATCGGCTCCCTTCTTCTCTTTCGTCAATACCTATGATTGCATCTTTTCTGAGAAGCGTTTTACAAGGCTTCTCTTCGTTTTTGTTTATTATCTCGATATAATCTTTCATTTGTGATCCTCCGCTTTTTTATTGGCTACCCTATGACCATCTGCTCCCAAGTAGCCTGACGCTCGATTTCCACTCATTTAAACACGAACGTTTCCCCGTTGTTTTTTAATCGTTCGCCAATACCGTAATAACCATCCTTGCGAAGCCTCTTACGATGTTTGCTATTGTTATCCCTATTGCGATTGAAAATACCATTCCCCAGTCAATCATTTTTACCTCCCGAATAATCCTTTGATTTCTTCTTTGAGTTTTGCGCTCTTTGCTACATAGATTTTGTTCACGTCTGCTGCCTTGCTAAACAAAACCTGTCTTCCGAACTTTTCAAGGTCTTCTTTGTGTACTGGGTTAGCAATTAAAACCCCTTCTTCTATGTCCCCGTCTCTCAATAACGCTTCGAAGAACGCCTTCTCTTTTTCTTCTGCTGCCTGCTTAATTAACTTGTCTTGCAATTCAAAGATTTCGTTCATTTTTTATCCTCCGTTTGGTTGACTATTGAATAAATGCACTCGTCAAGGTGTTTTTCCGAGTTATAAACAGGAACTATGATACTTACCTTCGGTTGTTTCATTTTTCATTCTCCCTTATCCCATCCATCCAATTTGTGCGCTCAATATGATTAAATTGATGTAGACGTATATTTCATTGAAGACGCTATCATGTGTTAAGCCAAATCCTAAACTCCAATCGCCTTTATACTTTCGCTGTACGTATATTCTAAACTTGCGTTTTGTTTCACTGGGCATCGTTCTTTTCCTCCTTCCCGGAATGCTCCTTGAATCTCTTTAAGCGTCTTCCCTTAATCTCTGAAATTTTACCTTTAAGCCAAGTGTCCTCTATGTCCCTTGCGCCTTCGATTGCTCTTCCGATCTCGACCATTTCAACGCCCCTAAGCTTTGAAACAACTTCGTTCTCAATCATTACGACTTTTTTCTTCTTGCTTTCTAATTTGTGTTTAACCTGCATTCTTGCGCCTCCTTAAGTGCCTTCTTCATTTCCTTTAAAATTCCCACTGCATACTCAAATCCAACTACACTTATAGTTAAGTTATTATCTTTAAGGATTTTCTCTTGGTCTTCCAGCTCCCCTATTAAGCTTTCAATGATGTTCAAACGCTCTTGAAACATTCCGTCCTGTAATCCTTGGATATAAGCTCTTGCGTGAACTTCGTCTTCATACTTGTTGACTGCATCGTTGTATTTGTCCGCAGCTTCTACGAGCTTCTTTGTCACTCTCTCAGGTGGTGCTGCTTCTTGCGCCGTTCTTAAGAAAAACTTTATGTCCTGTAATGCCTGTGTTAATGTAAGCTTCTCTTCTTGGTCTGCGTAAGTGTAACGGCCTATCCTTGCATCAAAAATGTATCGCTTTCCGTTTATGGGAAATTCTTCACTGGCTGTCTTGTCACACTCTCCGCCGTTTACAGTGCAGTGCGTCTTTTTGCATCTTGTGTTTTTGACTGGATCACATTTGTACATAACCATTCCGTTTTCCTTTAAGGCTTCATCGTATTTATTCATCCCTTTTACCTCCTGCTACGTGTTTGGTGAGCCTGAAGCCTGTTGCAAATATCAAATATGTGAAAATGATTGCTTTTGCTTCAAGGTCTACTTGTATGCTGAGTGCCAATATCCATAACCCTATTAACTCAATCATCCCTTTGCCCTTTCGTATGCGTCATAGATAATGCTTACGCATAAAACCCTAACCTCAATCGTTCTGTTTAATCCCTTTTGCCACTTGTCAACGTACCATTTAACCATCACCGGCACGGCCCATTTCTTAAAGTCTGCCGATACGATTAAAACCGTTGATTCATTCCTTTTGATTTTTAACTTCTTTGAAAGTAATATGTGTGCCATGTATACCCCCTAATATTTGACTTTTTTCTTTGTGCCTTCTTGATACCTCGTGCAAGCTTCCGCCGGGCATCCTCTTGCGTGTCCCGTGCATAAAAGGTAATTGCACAAAGGTGTTAATACATTTACGTTCGTGTCACCGCCTACCCCGTATACACATTTTTTACTTCTCCAAGGTGTACACCTTACAGTTCCGGGCGGTTGGTTCTCAATCGCTTCTTTAACCTTGGCCCGTTTGTTTGTTGGGCGTTCTTTTGGGATTGCTCCGATTTTCTTTAATCTCTGAACCATGTTGCAAACCCAAATTTCGGACATCCCCGTTTGCTTTGCAATTTCTTTGTAAAAGGTGCCTGCCAAATATCCGTGAATGACTATCTTAACAAGCTCTTTGTCGTCTGTTCTTTTTCTCGACATCCTGCAACCCCCTTATTGAATCCGCCCAACTGTAAACAAACTTTTCTGCATCTTCGGGAAGCCCTGAGTTGTTAATTCCGTGCATTTGTACCACTTTTTTATCTTTAAGGTTGTACTCTACTGTATAAAGTGGTTCTTCACTCTTCTTTACATCCCTTACAAATGCAATGATAATTAATCCATCAACCATTCTTTGGTCATATCCCATTCTTGCAACACAGTGATGCAAACATTTGCTTTCATTCTCGAAATCTGCTTTTGATTCTGGAATTACCATCATGTATTCATCATCGGAAAAGTTCTGCTGCCATTTCTCCGCAATTTGCTTTAAGCAACCGTCAAAGTCTTTTCGCTTTCGTTCTTCAAGCGCTGCCTTCTTGGATGCAAGCTCGTTGATTCTTACATCGTGCATTCGCTTAAAGTCATACGGCATTGAATTTTTGGTGTCCCTCATGTCTAGCCCCAGCTCTACGCAAGCGTTCCAGTAATCCTTGTACGAAGCCCATCCGAAAGTGTTTACATAACCGTTCTTCCAACATCCTGTTTTATAGCTCTTGTCGAAGGTTCCGTTTGTCTGCTTCGATGCGTCCCACCAGTTACGGATTTTCTCTCTGTCGTATTTGTAATTAACTTTTGCAAACCCCTTAAAGTCGTTGTCGATTGATCTCTTCTTTTCAAGTTCCTTGTATGCGTCTTCGAAACTTGTCTTGTACTTGAATGCGTATTCCGTTACCTTGTATTTGTATTTATTAACATCGTCCACATTCTGAGCTATGAACTTTCGAAAAGCTTTATCCTTCTTTGCTCTCTTTCCGAGCATGGCCTGATACTTAAGCCCCAGCTTTCCGAAAAACTCTACCGTGCTGTCTTTCTTGTAATATTCCAAATACTCTCTTAAACCTTGCCTCCCGGAATAACCGCAATACTTGTATTTTTCGAGTTTAAATAACTCGGCTAGGTTTAAAACCTCTCCGTAATATTCAGGAATCGGTTTTTCTACGCTCCACACGTCAAAGTCTTCTTCTCGAAAGTAGTAATAGTTGTAACCGTACCAGCTCCTAGAAGCCTTGCTCTTTCTTTCGAAAACAAATTTCCACCCCGACATAGCGGTTAAATAACAATTCTTCTGTACTCCGTATTCAAGGCCCGGAACCGTTCTTTCTACTTCTGTTATTTGGAAATTGTTCTTCTTATCGAATCGAGCTGCGAAAACTCGAATCATTACATCGTCTTCGTATCTTTCTATCCATCTTACAAACACTGGCTGTGTGCCAAACGCTTTTTTATACAGGGCTTTCTTTACCTCTTCAGGTATCATTTTGAAGCCCTCTTTCAAATCTTCTGCCTTCATAAATCCCCCTTAAAAGAGTGATAATTGACCTTCTATCTGTCCGTCTTTCACGACTGCTGCCTTTTTCGGTTCTTCTTTCTTCTCTACCGCTTTAGGTTTACTTTCAAATTTCGCAACCGCTTTTACTGCCGGTTGTTTTTCTGTAATGGAATCCTCTTCAAAGAAGTGAACCGCCATTCCGTAAACCTCTTGATCTGATGCAACCGCTACACCGCCTTGCGCTTTGCTTTTCATTTGGTTGTAGATATAACGTTGGCACCCTTCAAGCGTCTTCTCTCCGTTTTTAATCTTTTCTTTCAATACTTCGCTTTGTGTTTCAATGTGCTTAAGTATTGCTTCTTGAAACTCGTTATTTGCTTTTAATAAGGCCATCTCCTAACCTCCTAACACTTCTTTGATAAAGTCGTTTTGCTCTTCTGCTGCCTTTTGATTTCGAATGCTTATTTCAGGCATATGAACGACAATGCTCATTCGTAAGATTCTGCTTTTAATTCTTTCGTCCATTCTTAAGTCTTCTACCTTGTAGTTTGACGTTATAATCGTTGCAAGGCCGTTACTGCTTCGTTCGTCAATGAGCCTAAAGAGCTCTTGCTCGTACCAATCATCCGTTTTTTGAGTGCCTAAGTCGTCTAAGACTAAGAGACTGCATTCACGGTAGACTTGTGACGGATCATGTAAGTTTTTATCCCTGTAACCTTGTGCTACCTTGTCGATGTACTCCAAAGGTGTAACGTACTTTACAAGCGAGTTCTTTTTAAACATGATTGACTTTGCCAAACAAGCCGAAAGAAACGTTTTTCCGCTTCCTGCGGTTTTGCTCCAAATATAAAGGCCCTTGCCTTTCTCTTTCCATTTGTCAAAGTCGTTGTAGAAGCTCATTGCTACCGTTTTAAAATCCGTTGTGTCTATGCCGTATATGTTCCAGTCGAAGGCATCCACGCTTGAGCCTCGATACATTTCCGGGAATCCCGTTCTATCTTCGTTTATGAAAACGTTATTACCGCAGTTACACCGTTTTGCATATTCAACCTTCATCGGCTGTCCGTAAATCTCTTCCGTTCCGTCTTCCGTCTCGTATAATATCCAGCCCGTTCCGTGACACTTGGGGCATTCTTTATCACTCAAAGAAATTGTGTTTCTTCTGCTCTTGAACATTTGGCCTACCGCCTCCTTGGTTTAAATAGCTCTCGAACTTCGTTCCGAATAAAGTTTCGGGCCTTAGATACTGGTTCATGTCGGGCTTTCTCTCCCAGTCTCGAACCTTGTTATCAATAACCGTTTTGAAGTCTTCAATCGTAAAGCCTTCGTTAAACCTTGCTTGTATGAGCTTCTTTGTCTTTTCTGTTGAAGCTCGATATTGCTTATTCGCTTTTTGGTTCAAGTAGTCGAGGATTTCCTCGACAATACTTATATCTATACTCTTATTCTTTCTCTTACTCTTACTCTTACTCTTACTCTCGTTATCTTCCGTAACGTCTACCGTTACGCTTGCGTTACTTTTCGTAACGCTTTCCGTTTTATCGGGCAATAATCCGTATTTTTTGTTATCTCTAAAGCGCTGCTGCCTCTTGGCATTATCGTTATTGGCTGCACTTCCAATCATTCTTTCAACCTCAGTCATAAAGATTGTTCCATCGTCCAAGATTGAAATCATTCCAAGGTCGCTAAATACCTTTAATGCGCTTCTTACGATGTCAACGTTCGTGTTTGTTATCACTGCGAGCATTTCTGTGTTATACGGAAGTATGTCCGAAAATCTTAAACGCCCCTCATGGTCTACCGATTCGACCAAAAGCTTTAAGTAAAAGTTCACGTAATCCTTGCCGTTCTGCATATTTTCAACTATTCGGATGTCGTGTCTTTTAAAAAAGTCTCTTTGGAGCTTTAGCCAGTAATATTTTCCGTCGCTCATTTTTACCCCTTTACTTGATTGCAAACTCAAAGAACTTATGCTCTTGAAACTGTCTCATGTGCTCCACTTCGTCAGTAGCTTTTAGATAAGGGTTTTCTGCTTGAACCTTCTGCCGGGTTCTGCGGATTGTTTCAAACGCTGGGTATTTGCCATTCTCGGTGCATTCTGCAATTACTTTCTTAAATGGCATATCGATTACGTTCGGATCGATAAAGCGAAGAACTTCTAAGATAAGCAAGTTATCACAGCTTCTTGTCTCTGGGATTTCATTTAAAACAGCTTCAACAATTTTCTTTGTGTCCTTTATTTTCATTTCTTCTTCTTTCCCTTCGGTTCAGGTGGCTGTGCGAACGGAAGCTCCTCTTCTTCAGGTATGTTCATAAAGCCATCTTCGCTTGTTACCGGCTGTGGTTTGTCGTCTCTTTTGCTTTCTGCAAACTCTTGATCCTCAACCACGATGTCGGTTGTATAAACCTTGTTTCCGTCTTTATTTGTGTAAGAGCCTGTTTGAATCCTTCCGTTAACTAAAACCTTCGTGCCTTTTCGAAAATACTTGTCGGCAAATTCTGCTGCCTTTCCGAAAGCTACGATGTTTAAGAAGTCGGCTCCTGTCTCTCCGTTTTCGTCTTTATATCTCCTATCAACCGCAAGCGTGTAGCGTGTGATTGCTAGTCCGTTTGTGTTTCTCGTTTCGGGATCCCTTGTTAAGCGTCCCATCAAAATAGCTTTGTTCATGTGTAGTCCTTCCTAAACACTTCTTGGAAGTTGTATTCCGGGAAGTGCTTTTCAAATTGTTTCTGCGCTAATCTTTTAAAATACAAATCTGCGTTTCTGTCTCTGTGTACTGCGTGAGGGCCTTCTCTGTGGTGCATCGGACACAACGGAACGATTAACCCAAACTTTGTTGATAAATCCCTGTTGGCCGTACCAAAGACAATGTGGTGAATCTCCGCTGGTTTCGTTTTGCATATGTAACACTGTTCTAAGTTGTCCGTGATGATTGACTGGCCCATAAGCTCTTTAACCTTTCCCACTCAAACGGAGGACTTGTTTCGATGCCCAGCTCTTGAGCTTCACTGATTGTCACTTCGATAAAGTCTGTCATTTCCTTTGTCGTCATAAGCGAAATGCCTTTGACTACTAAGTAGTGATTAAACTTCCTACCTCGCTTCGTGAGTATGTAGTGAATATCGAATCCCGACATATCGTTTATCTTGTCTGTTTTGAGTTCTGCTATCGGTTGACCGTAGTCTCTAAGTAGTTGCTGATATACGCTTTCTTTTGTCGTTCTCGTTGCAAGTGCTATCTTTGTAGCCAGCTCCCAAAAGTAACGATTCTGTGAAGGCGTTTTTGCTTTCTCAAGTTCCTTAATGTCTACGACTAAGTTTCGATTCTTTAATCCGTTGAGTTCTTCTAAATTTACGCTGTCGATAACAAGTGTTATGTACGGCGATTGTGCTACAAAATCAAAGTCCGCTTCCTTGAGCTTCGCTCGCATTCTCATTTAAGATGCCCTCGTAATACATGGTTAAAAGTGCCACTCTGTCGCACACCGTAAGGCGTACACCGTCAAGCATGAGTTCTTGTGCTCTGCTTGGCCCACATTTGTAATACATTGTTGAAGCGTCAAGCTCTTTGCACTTGTTTAAACATTCGGCAAGGATTGTAACGCCTGCTTCGATGTTTCCCTCGGCTGTGTTTACGTCTACGCCCTTGGCTTCGAATCGTTCCCAGTTAATCGGGTGGATTTGGAAGAGTCCGACTTCTCCGAGGCTGCCTACTGCGTCATATCGGAAATTTGATTCCGTTTCAATGATTGCGAGTGCGTAAGCCATCGGAACGTTATTCTCTTTGCATAGCTGGTGAAGCGTTAACTGATCTTCATAGTAAAGACCGATTTCGTCAGTCGGTTTAAATTCACTCTGTTGACATTCAACTGTGGATAAGTGAATAACCTTCGGTGTATCTTTTAGAACTTGAACCTTAACCGGTGTGTAAGGTTCTTCTTCGGGAATCGGTTCCGGTGCATCCATCGGAGGCCAAATGACTAATATCAAAATCGTTATGACCGAAACCGCTATTGAAATGGCCTCCATTACTCTTATACTTTTTTGCTTTCTCATAATCTTTTTGCAATCTCCTCTTTTTTGATGTTTAGGACTAGCGCCAAGCCTTTAAGCTCTTTCACCGTCAAGGTGCCTTTGCTAAGTTTCTTGGATAGTCCGCTTTGCGTTAGCCCGATTGATTCTGCAACCTCTGTTTGATTCATATCGCTTCGCTTGATTTCTCCCTTTAAGAAATCGCAAAGACTTGTTATCGAGCTTTCGTTTTTTAAATATCCTCTTTGCATTTATAAAACTGTCATTCTGTCAGGTTCTAAGGTAAAAAAATAACGTCTCTGTCTTTTTTGGGAATGTTACACTCTTTACAAATCAAATCAACCTGACCAAATTTGAACTTTTCAGGTGTAGCTTTTAGCTTGGTGAAGTATGGGCCCGAAATATTCAAAACCCCTGCAAGATAGCCTTTTTTCTTTCCCGATTTCTGAATGTATTCTTCTAATAGAGCTGTGTTTGCCATCGCTATCCTCCTTTCATGCCCTATTGACTTGACAAATTGTCAACTCTTGAACTTAGAATATAACCCTCCTGTCAAATTGTCAATATTTTTTTAAAAATATTTACAAGAAATTTTTCTAGTAGTAAAATTTAGGTGCAAAAGGGAGGTTGTAAAATGCGTAATATTGGAGACTTAATCCGGGAGCGCAGACAAGCTCTCGGTATCACTCAGGATGAGCTCGCACAGAAAGTCGGATATAAAAGTGGATCCTCTATCACACGACTTGAAAACGAAAGAGACATTCCGATTCAAAAGTTAAAACCTATTGCGGACGCTTTAGACATTGACGTTCGAGTTCTTGTCGGTTGGGACAAGGAAAATTCTACTGATTTACTAATCGAGAGTTATTACAGATTATCTGACGAAAACAAGAAAGCGTTAATGCGCTTTATGGCCTATCTCGTGCAGCTCCAAGAAGGTAACAACAATGAAAGTAACAAAACTAAATAATGGCAAGTACAGAATCCGACCGATGATAAACGGCACACAGCGTTGCTATACGTTCGATTTTCGCCCTACTAAGGCCGACATCGATAAAATACTAAGGGAAGGCGCAAAAGAGAGCAAGGAAAGCGTCAGGGAAGCTATTTCGGCATACATAGAAACAAAAGAAGCTGTACTTAGTCCGTCAACAATCAAAATGTACAGGGCTTATTTACGAAATATGCCCTCTAAGTTTCTTGCGCTCAAATTATCGGAAGTCAATTCCCTGAAGGCGCAAGAGCTCGCAAACGAATACTTGAAGGGCCATTCCGTGAAGTATACACGCAATGTAATTGCCCTTGTGACTGCGACAGTCGCCTTGTTTGCCCCTGATACGTCTTTGCACGTTACTTTTCCTAGGAAGCAACCTAAAGACGACTACAAGCCATCAGAGAAGGACATTAAGCGTATTTTGGAAGAGTCAAAGGGAACCATGTTCGAAGTGGCGCTGTGGTTAGCCTGTTTCGGCCTTAGACGTTCCGAGCAAATTTGCCTTACCGAGGACGATTTAAAAGGCAACGTTTTAACAATTTCAAAGAGTAAAGTCCAAGCCTCAAACAATGCTTGGGTAGAAAAAGAAACAAAAACGGCTGCATCTACTCGAAAAATCATTCTCCCGGATAGTGTCGTTGAATTGATTCACAAGAAGGGATTCTATAAAGGACATCCGAACTCAATCCTTGTGTGGCTCTACAAGGCCCAAAAGCGCCTTGGTATACCTCGCTTTAGCTTACACTACTTTAGACACTATTACGCCTCGAAAATGGCGACCATAACAGACGAAGCCACCGTTCTTGAACTGGGAGGCTGGAAAACGGATCACGTTTTCAAATCCGCTTACCGCTACGCCCTCCCGGAAAACGTTGACAAGGCAAAAGAAGACGCATCGAAACTTATTGAAAATTTAATGTGATTTTGAAAAAGTTAGTAATTTTTTAGTAACGGTTTTGAAGAAACCCAGTAAATACAAGGGTTATGTTGCATACTATATGGGTTCAAGTCCCATCTTCCGCATTTTGTCAATAAACACCGAAAAACCTTGAAATCCCGTTATAATCGGGCGTTTCGAGGTTTTTTATTTACCTAAAATTATTCCCCTATGGAATAAATATTCCACTGAGTCATAAAATTTTTAGTAATTTTTTAGTAACGCATTTTGCACAAATATTTTTCGAAAAATACAGCTGTACTTTTGTGCAATTTAGGCAATAAAAAAGAGCCCCCAATTAAGGGAGCTCTTAAGCATTACTTTATTCTTAACTTTTGGCCTACTCGGATAATGTAAAGAGGCGCTTTAATGTTGTTAAGCTGTGCAATAGACTTCCAGCTTACGCCGTACTTCTTACCTATCTTTGTCAGGTTGTCGCCTTTAACAACTGTGTAGTAAATGGCTTCAGGTGCCTTTGGAGCTTCGTCTTCGTCAAACTTAGGAAGTCCGAAAGAGTGAATGTACTTCCATCCGATCGGAATCGTTCTTCTAGCACATTTACCGTCCTTGTTGCCTTCAATAACGGTTATCTTACCGTTTGCCACTGATTCAACCACGCCTACATGATTAGCGAGGCCGTCAACGTCCTGTGCTTCTGTCTTTGCGTTCCAGTTGTAGAAGACAATGTCTCCGGGCTTCGGAACGTAATTGTCATTACCTGTCCATGAACCGAGGGCTTTTAAAATGGTTATCATTCTTGTGCATGAGCACTCGGTCGGAATTATCGCAGTGTAACCACATTCGATTGAAGCTGCGCTTACTGTTGTAGCACACCAAGCATCCTTGTACGTCACCTTATAACCCCTTGCTAAAGGCAAATGGCTGTTATAAGTGTCTACAATGTGCTTGTGATTAATGTCGCCTTGTGATGCGCCCAAATAAGAGCGCATCTTCGCAACAAAAACTTGTCTGTTATACATTTTCTTTTTTCTCCTCTGGTTTCTGTTGACTGAGCTTTCTTACCATGTCAACCGCATCCGCTAATATAGGAATCTTGAAGCCCATTACAGCAAAGTTTTCTGTAATGGAAAGAATTTCGTTACCAATCAAATACAAAATAGCGCCATTCCTAAAGAAATCGGATTTAAACAACTTATCAATCATCACGCAAACAGCAACCCCGATAAGCATACCTACTTTCTTAAAAAAGCCCTTTGCTCCGTACTGGGAGCTTAACGCACCTGTCTCTGTCTTCGTTGATTTCTTGAAAACTGCTGCTACGATAATACCTGTTAAAATGTCTGCTACCATTAATCCAGCGAGCACTTCGATTTTCACGTCATATCCTCCAAGCAAGTAACACAAAGCGCTTCCAGCGCCACCGATAACAGATAGAGCAAGTTCTTTTATTCCGAGTTTAACCATCTTTGCGCCTCCTATTCAGTTGTGGAAGCGTTATTGATAACTTCCCTAAAATTAGGAAGTACAACGCCTGTATCGGTCATAATTTCAATCGTAGCCTGTGCTACATCGGAAGCGTTGTTCAATGTAGCTGCGGTTTGATGAAATGCAACAACCGCCGACTTTAACGAACTATACTTTGTTACTACCGGATCAGCGTACTGTCCTTGAGTGTTTTTTACTAACTTGACTAAATAAAACATAATTTATACCTCCTTAAATTTTTATACTTTGGTAATTCCGTTAAGTGTAAAGGTGGATGTTCCCGTTGATGTACCTTGATTCGTAATTACGATTAGAACGTATTCTGCGTTTGAAGGCACCGAGAAAACGCCCTGTGTGTTGTCTAAAACGGGGCCACTGTGGAAGGTTCCGTCTGCTTCGTAATAGTTAACAGAAACCCTTGTGTTTCCGGTTGTAGCATAGTCAACCTCATAAGTCGCTTCTTCTTCAATATCGCTTGTCAAAATCAATCCAACGCCATACGCAGAAGACGAACGAAAAGACAACTCGTTATTGCTTAGAGCGAGGTTTGATACGTTTGATTCTCGGTAGTCATTAACGTATGTTATACCCTGCGTAACACTGTTCTTAACAAAGGTTCTTTTTGTTGAAGCACTTGCGGTTGTGTTTGAGGGGCTTGTGACAATTAGTGAACCGATCGGGCTTAAATATGTTTTGCCCGAATCACCGCCACCGCCTCGCATATTTATTCTATTTGATAAAGCCATAATGTCCTTTCCGCCTAAGCGGTTTAAGGCTTAGGCTAAAATCATGTTGTATAATTTTGCTGAACCCGTAGCGTTCTCAGATAGGGAAACGTACAAGGGTTTAATGCCGTTTATTGCTGAAACATCCACGGAATATTGCTGACGTTGCGTATTTCTGCCACTGTAATATGGCGTTCCGTCCAAATTAACGGTAAAATACGGTGACGTTTGAGCGTTTTGGCAATCAATAGTAAGCGTAGAATAACCTGTAAAGTCTATCCCCTCAACAGTTCCGCCATTGTAAGTATTTGCCACACGATTAACTTGAACATATCCGCTTTGCTGCGTGATTCCTTGTCCTGTTACAACAAGTCCGGGATTTAAAACGCCATCTTTAACTATTTCGTTATAGCGAGCCTTAGTCCGCCCCCCCCTAAAATTAATACGATTACTCAATGCCATGCGATTATGCCCCCTTTATCTGTCCTAGTCCCCAAATGCGTAAGGTTAATGCGTTTGTGGTAGGCTCTTTTGAAATTAACGTTATGCCTGTTGTTGAAATATCAATCTGCGAAGCAATGTTGTAAATGTCGGTTTCTTCGCTTGACGTAATCCAACTATCAGGTGTACCGCCCATAAGTTCGTGATTTGGCGCACAATAGCCTGTTGTGCCTGCTTGGGTAAACTTATTCGTGGAAATCACTTGCTTGTAAGGGTAGGTTGAATAATCGCCTATGTCAGCGTTTGCGGCCCATGTGGTGCCGACTGTAAAGTCGTTTACTTCACCTATCTTGTCAAGCGCTGCCTGCGTTGCTGTTGAAATAGGCTTGTTGGCATCGGAAGTGTTATCTACGTTTCCAAGGCCGATTGAAGCCTTAGTAATTCCAGCAACCGCACTGTCAACATAGCCTTGCGGTGCGTACTGACTTATGTTGTCTTTAACATCGAACTGGCTTCCGTCCGGGAGCTGTACTTTGTCAATTACTGCCATGTTCTTTTATCCTCCTATGGTGTGGGATTGCTTATAACTAAAGTTGTTCCTACAACGGCAATGTCAAATTGCTGTAAGAACTGAGCTCCGAAAATAAGCATATTGTTGTTTACGTTAATGCCGAAAGCCTGTAAAAGCTGTGACACATAGTCGCCTGCTACTTCGGCGTAGTGCTTTGAGTTGTCGGTATCTTCACCGGCTCTTGAACCTGTTCCACCTATCGCCCAAGATTCGGAAGCCTCCGCAGAATCGGCTGCGTGTTCGGCCTGAATGGTTATATCGGCTAAGTAGTTAGGCTGTAACTTACTTCCTGTAATTGAACCGTCTATTACGTCCATTGTGACTTTACCGCCCGAAATAGTAGGCTGTATCGTCTGTGTCGCTTCGAACTCGTACTCTGAAATCAAGGAAGACAAATCAACGTATTTAACCGTTCCATCGTCAAGCGTGATGATAAGCTTTTGATATGTCGGGCTTTGAGGGTTATCGTCATAATCAAAGTTAACGGCGATCTTTTCAATGTCCGTATCGATTGTTTGAGTAGTGTTGTTAAAGAACGTGATTGTAAACGTACCCGTTGAGCTGTCAAAGACGATTGTTTTAATCGCCTGTAACATATCCGTTTCATTTGCTTTCGTCGTGTCGAGGACGATTACTCTGTCGTCAATAGCATCAACGGATTGCTCGTTTCGGTTTAACTGGGCTGCTACAATCGGCGTTTCAACGCTTGGCAAGTTCTGCCAATAGTTGTTATATTGTGCGTCATGTGCTTTCTGCATTTTCCGCCTCCTTTGTTTCCACAAGAATTTCTGTGTTTGCTTGATCTTCAACCATTCGCAAAACATCCCTTAAGATAAGTCTTTTTACTTCCATCGGAACGTTAGGCTCATCATTAAGCGTAAAAATAATTTTATCTTCAAGTTTTCGTATACTTGCGTTTGTCATGTCTCTGCCCTCAAAACAATAATTGCCTCTGCATTTCCGTTTGCCATTCGAAATGTTTTATTAGCCCAGCCTGCATAACGCCCGAAAATTCGAAGAGTCCCGGTTGTTTCCAAACCTACGCATCTAACATGAGCGCCTGCGATTTGTAATCCTGACCTGTTATCTCCTATGCTGATTGCATCCGTATTTAATCGCCCGGAAACAATACTGCTTGCACTTATGCTGTTAAATCTTGCGTTAACTGCGTTTAACTGGTTTATGGTTGCATAATTAATCTTTACATTGTTAATCTCAGCGTTTAAGGCGTTTAGCTGTCCTATGCTCGCATAATCCGCATCTATGCGGTTAACCTTTGCGTTTAAGTTGCTAAGGTTGGTGTTTGTCGTTGCTAAGTTAGTGTTCGTTGTGTTGATTGCTACGGTGTTAGCTCCGACTTCTACTTGTACGCTCGGAGTGTAAGGCGCTCTCTTTTCGTCTATGCTTCCGCCCAACGAATCTTTTAACGCCTGTATACCGCTTAACGTTCTTTCAAGTACGTATGTGCTTATTGCATTAATTCTTGTATTTGTAAGAATAATGTCTCCGCACTCCACGTAAGGAAGACCGTTACAGTCGATATAAGAAGGTGTAAAGCCCACTTCGTCTATTTCGTCAAGAATGTTTGCTGCGGCTGCGTTTGCGTTTACCAAGCCCCATGCAAGCTTGTTGTCGGTTACATAGAACGTGTCTTTCGTAGTGTCGCCGTTTGAGCCCTTAACGCCTCCGTTCTGCCCGATAATGCAAACACGTGATACTTGCCTTGTGTCGTAAGGCTGGTATTCTATCGAGTTGTAAGCTTCTTTTGTGATAGTTTCGTGTGCGTTCGGTTCTGACGGGAACGTTGTCTCGCTTGGATATGTGTCCGTGCTTGGGAAGGTTCCTGCTGCGATTGAGCCAAGCTTTACGTAATGAAAAAGCCCATCTCTTCCGTACATTCCAAAACGGCCGTTTAACTGACACAGCGCCTTTAAAATCGTAGCGCCTTTAATCGTAGCGTCTGTAATTGATTTGTTAACCTGTTGAGCATCGTTTACAAGCGTTACAGTTTCTTGTGTGATGCCTACGTGATTAAAGAACCTATCTCTTAAGTTCTTTAAGGTAATAGGGAAGGGAAGTGTGTTATACCATTGCGTAACATCCATCCCCAGCACCGGGTAGAGTGCATCAAAGGCAGTAATGTGCGTTTGCACGTCTTCAAATGTCATGTTTGATTGTTCGAAAACATAACCACTAAAAAGAGGAAGGACTTCGCCTTCCCCTGCTTGGATTGTTGCCTCTATGTACTGGCCCCGTATATCTTGGTTAAAGTGTGCTATCTCGAATTGAAACATCGAAGCGTTACAGCCTTGGAAAGAAAGATTTCTCTCCGTTTCAATTCTTTCCGTCAACGAAACCGACTCGGAGATTAAGTCGGCATTCGTTAACGTTATGGAAAGATTAGGCACACTGATTACTACTGCTTTGGAAACGTTACCGTCTCTATATAGGTCTTTTTCTTGTTCCGATATGTTGAGCATCGTTTAAGCCTCCTCAATCGTAATCGTGAACGTTCCCGGATTAAAGGTTAAGTCGTTTCTCTCTCTTAATTCGGGCGGTATCTTCATAAAGAAAACCCCTGTTACTTGTCTGTTGGTATTTTGAGCAAATACCGTAAGCGTGTATTCGGTGCCGTTCTTAACGGTTGCCAAGTCCGTAAGAAGCTGTTCGTAGTCTTCCCACTTAGAAAGTTTCATTGTGAATGAACCCTTCGTTCTTGTTCTCAACAAGTCGTGGTGCTGTCTGTGGTTTCCGTCTTCCCAGTTGTAAGTTACGTCCTCTTCATACACCTTGTAAGAGCCTTCTATTATTTTTCTTGAGTAGTCATGTAGACCGAATCCGAATAGAATTTTCATTTTAACTCCTTGCAAAAGCGCTTTTGCCTGTCGATTTTGCGTACAAATCGTCTTGTCTAACCACAACATCGAAAATGCCTCTTGCGTTCGGGTTAACCATTACGTTAACAGGAACGGGAGCCGGTTCTCTATTCAGAGCTTCTCCGATTGAGTCAAGTCTCGAAGTTACACCCGAATCGTTGTAGTTAACATTGACATTTGTTTGAGGGACTAAGGTTGAAGAAAGCTCGTTCATGGCATCCTGTACCTTGTAAAGATTTTCGTCTATTCCCTTAGTCATTAAATCGATCATGTCAGGCATAAAGGTGTGGAAGTTTGACAACGGGCCGTCCTTGGGTTCAGAGAAACCTAAGAAGTCTTTAATCTTTTGAGCCACATTTCCGACAGTCTCTTTTACCTTGTCAACCATCGAAAGAATACCGTCTATCATGTTTTGGATTAAATCCTTGCCCCATGTCTTCGCAGCGTTGATAATTTCTTTAAACTTATTGGTGATAGCGTCCTTTATGGCTGTAAGCTTACCGCCTGTTATCTTGTCTAAGAAATTAAAGCCGTCTGTGTAATAGCCCTTAATGCCTTCCCATGCTGCGGCCATAGCGCCTTTAATGCCTCCGCCGTTCTCTTCAAAGGCGGTCTTCATAGCAGAGAGTCTTTCGCCTACTGTTTCTTTGGCTGCATTTACTGCCGTGGAAATGCCTTCCTTAACGGCATTGAACTTTTCTACTGCGAAATCTTTAATGTTGGTAAACACGCCCACAACCGCATCTTTAACGGCTGTAAACTTTTCTACCACTGCATCTTTTATCGCAGTGAACTTTTCAACTACTGCTTGCCATATCTCAACGGCCTTTGCCTTGATTTCATCCCAGTGTTTAATTATCTGAGTAATAGCGACTACAAGTAGCGCAATAGCTGCTATAACCGCCATAATGATAAGCACTACGGGATTTGCAGCAAGTACAGCGTTTAAGGCTGCCAAAATCGGTGTAATAACGCTTATTGCGGTTGCTATGCCCGAAATAATACTTGCTATCGGTGAAATAGCAGCAATAATCGTTGCGATGATTGCTACAATCTTAATTGTGCCAGGTGACACTTTAGAAATCTTGTCTGCAATGTCACCAACTGCCACGGCTACCTTTTCAAGAACCGGTGCAAGTGCTTGTGCTACCTTAATGGCTGCCTGGCCGAAGGAACCGCTTAACTGTTTCTTTAACTTCTGTATTGTGTCGTCAAGTTCGGCTGCGTTCTGAATGTCCTCTTCGGAAATAATCAAGCCTTTGTCTTCGGCTTCTTGTCCGAGGGCTCTTAATGCTTCGCCCCCATCGTCAAGAATGCCTGCGAGTTCGTCAGCGGACTTTCCAAAGAGCTTCATTGCGGTAATATCTCTTTCGGTTTCGTTGGAGATATTACCGAGGGCCTTTACAGTGTCGTTGAAAATATCCTCTGTGGCTCTGTATTCGCCGTTTGCATCCTTAACGCTTACGCCTATTGCTTCGAATGTGTCTGCGTTTGAATCTAGGCTCTTTTTCATTTTAGAAATAGCGCCTGTAATCGTTGTAACGTCTACATCCACGAGTTCGGAGGCATAAGCCATCTTTTGTAAAGCATCCGTTGAAAGTCCCGTTTGCTTTGAAAGTGTGGATAGTTCGTCAGCGTCAGCCGCAGCTTTAACGCCCATAGCGCCCAAGCCTGCAACAACACCGCCTGCAACGGTGCTTAAGCCCTTGGTTGCATTTGCAACTTTGCCTGCCCCGTCTGCTAAGCCTTTTGCAGACTGTGTAACTTTCTGCATTGTGGCGTTACTGTTCTTGGCTGCAACCTCTAAATCCTTAAGGCTCTTTTCTGTTGCTATGATTTCACGCTGAAGGGCTTGGTAGTCCTGCGAGGACTTTTCAACGCCCTTTGCGTCTAGCTGTGCCTGTGCTTCTTTTAACTGCTGTAACTTGGTTCTCGTGTCGCCTACGGCCTTATTTAAAAGTTCTTCTTTCTGTTGTAAAAGCTCAATGTTTCCGGGATCCATTTTAAGAAGCTTCTCAACGTCTTTTAATTGAGCCTGAGTGCTTCTTATATCCTTGTTAACACCTTCTAAAGCCTTTGACAGCTTCGTAGTGTTACCATCAATCTCGATTGTTAAGCCTTTGATTCTATCTGCCATAAGTTACCTCTAAAATGCGTCAAAGTCTTCCTGCGTAGCTACTTGCCTATATTCGCAGTTATCGTTGTTGCTTTCTATTATCAAATCCATAATAAAGCCAACCGTGAGCTCATCCATTTCGAAAAGTGTTAATCCGATTTGCTTTGCTCTTAAAAAAAACAACGCAGTGTTTATTTGCCTTTCGGTCGGCTTACTGCGTTTTTTGGCTGTGATTTGGTTTTAGTCGTTCCTAAGTATACGTTCGTAATGTCCGTTGCAGCGTGTACAAAGTCCATCGGTTCGTATGTGTCTAACCATGTCAAATAATCGTCATAAGACATTGTAAGAACTTCGTCTTTGGCCTGCTTGTTCATTACATAAGCAAGTTTACTTGCCATGTCCAAAAGCTCGGCCCCGTCTTTCTTCTCGTCACATATTTGACTAAAGTTAATCATTATATCTTCATGGAACACGCTCTTATATCTAATCGGCGTTGTTCCAGTAGCGAGGAGGTCTAAAGCCTCCCCGCCTACCTTTACAGTTTTTCTCATGGTGTCTTCTGCCTCCTCGGAAAATTATGTAGGCTGGTGAACTGTTGTGTACCAGCTTGCATAAGCTGTTGATTCTGTTTCAGAGCATCTAGCCTTAACAACGTTAGCGTTTAACGCTGTGCTAGGGATAGAAGCTGCTTTAATAGTAATCGTTTCTGTCTGTACGGTGATGCCTTCCTCGTTGGTGTGGCTTGAGAGTGTAGGGCGTGAAGCGGTACAGTTGTAAAGTACATGGCGTGTTTTGTTCTTGTCGCCTTCCATCTGGAAAAGAAGAGCAAAAGGAACGCCGTTCGCCTCTGCTTTTTCGACTAAAACACCGTCTGAGTCTGCAACTTCACCGTAAATGTCTGTTTTGAAGTCTTCAGGAACCTTTGCAGATTCGAAGTCGCCTTCGTATCCTGCGTTTGAGTTGCTAGTAAAGTAGTCTACGTTATCAGCATAGAAACTGTTCTGTTCGCCCTGTGGATCAAGTGACAAATCAACTGCTCCGGGCCAAGGCTTAGGTGTGTCATATTCGATTGTTCCTGCTGTTGTAACGTGCATCTTTGCATAATGAACATTGCTCAAACCGAATTTAACTTTGTTTTTATCGGACATGATTATTGCCTCCTATTAGATTAATATTGAATAACTATTCATGTACATATGTTCCGAGTCGATATACTCCTCGATTTTGTCCCACGGAATCGAATTATCATCAAAAAGCTTTTCTACAAGCTCTTCTGAGTCGGGATCCTTTTCCTGTGTGTAAAGCTCTACAACAATGTTTCGCCTCTTTTGGTAAACCTTGTTGTCGGCTTTGAAGTTATCGGTCGAATCTTCATAGTACACGATAAAAGGGAGTGCTGGCGCTGCGTTCTCTTCGAATTGACGATAAGCCACCTTATCAGCAAAACCCGTTATGCTATTTAATAAAGTGTAAAATTCTGCTAAACTCATACGCCTAAGTTCTCCAATTTTTCTTTGATTCTTTCAATCGCTTTTCTTTCGGCCTTGTCTTGCGCTGGCTTAACGTGTGGAATGCCTTCCACTCTTCCGCCGTTTCGTTTGGCATGGCCCTTTTCAAGCAAATGAACGATTCTGTAATAGAGCTTGTTATAAACCACAAGCTTGTTTTTCTTTTTGCTTCCTCGGCTGGTCTGCATTCCGTAAGTCCATGAACTCGCATATCTTCCGGTGCGCTGAGGCGAAGTCTGCTTTAATTCTTTTGCAGTTTCCGCCCCAACATCCGGGAGGGTTTCGGCAATGACTTCTGATGCCTTTTCCGAATACTCTTCCAAGGCATCCATTATCACAGATTCCATTTCACTTACTTTTATAGTTTCGTTCATGCTCCTACATCCTTTTGACAGTAAAGCTCGATTTTTCCGTCTTCTGTTTTATAAGTACGATATATGATGTAGCGCTCGCTGTTATACTCAAGCAATTTCTCGCCGTTGTATTCAGCTTGCCACACCTTAATAACGCACTCAGGCTTTAACCCCTTTTCACCGCCTCGGAAAAACTCTTGAGCCGATACGGATTGATAATTCCCTATTAAAGGGATTTTCTGTGTCTCCTTAACAGGTGCGCCGATTGAATTTTTCGTTATAATCTCTTTGATAAGAGATACTTCGATAATTTTATTCATTGACATTTCCCCAATCCGTATAACCCGTATGAGTTGAAAGTTGAGCTTTCTGCCCGTTGTAGGAAGCTTCCAGCACTTTTGAACGGTCAAGCGAGCCGTGAAGCGCTTCAAAGTGACAAACGCAGTAAGTAATTAAAGCTCTTTGAACTATGGCATCAGTGCTTGACGTTGAAACCGTGTCGCCCGTTACTCCTGCGATGTTTAAATCAGTGACACCGGCTGAAATAAGGTCGTTAATCTCAGTGTCAAATGTAGTTGTGGTAAGTTGCAAAGCTGCTTTAACTTTCTCTAACATTGTTTATCCCTTCTTTTTAGGCGTTGCTTTCTTGGGCTCCGCCTTCTTTTCTTCTTCTAAAAGTTCCATTCTGTCGGGGTTAAATGATTTAACCTCGACAATTTCACCTTTTTTGTGAACTCCGTTATCATCAAAAAACGGAGTCTTAACTCTTACTTTCATGTTTTGCCTCCGCCATCATCGTTTTGCTATGCTCGTAAGCGTTGTAAAAACTTTCGTCAACTATAATGCTACCTACATGACCGCACTTAATTGACGGATCAACCCATATGTCATAGCCAAGTTCCGAAGCTCTTAAGCAAAAGCTCAAGTCTTCACCTACTCGGCCGTTTGGAGTGAACCACGTGCTATAAGTGGCAGCCATTTCAAGTAACACGCTGGCTTTCATTAAGACACAACCGAAACCAATTCCAGCAACCTTAAAAGGTTTGTCTTTTGGAAAGTCGTTATAGTCTTCTACGTGTATTCCGCCATTGTCCTGTAAGTCTAGTGCCTTATACATGACTGGCGTATATTTTCCGCTTCGTCTGAAGTAAAGTCCTGACACAATGTCCTTATCTTCCATGTGAGCAATTAAGCGCTCCATAGTGTCGGGATTAAAAATCATGTCAGAATCAAACCACAAAACATAATCGCAACCAAGTTCAATGGCCTTCAATGCGATTTTATTTCGTGAATCATAAATCAAAGAACCGGAAACGTGCGTAATTGCTACTTCTCCGACTTTTCTTAACATGGCAAGCGACTGACAAAAGCCAGTCGCCACCATATCCATACAAGGTATTGCTATTAATGTTTTCATGCTGTGTCCTCCTGCCAAAGAGTTTTTTACTTAACGATCTTAACGAATGAGTTGGGAGCTACTACATCGTGACCTACGTATTCACGGCCAACAATCTTAACGAGGTCTTTTTCAGCAAGTGACAAGTTGTCAAATGTGAACTTTACTTCCTCGCCGTTAGGGAAGTTCATCTGAGCGCCGTTGCCAAGGTCACCAACGATGGCGTATGTTTCGCCTGTGGTTGCTGCTGAGTAAGCCTTGATTGAGTTGTTGAATACAACGGGAAGTCCTTCGAAAGGATCAACGCTGTAATTGCCTGCATACTGAACAGCCTTAAATGCTGCCCATGTCTGCTTGTTCATCATAACCACGTTGTTTGTTGCTGCATCGGATAAATATCCGAGTGCGTTTGCTACTGTTCCAACAGCGATTGTGTTTTCTGTTATCTTAGGAACTCCGCAAAGGTGTGTGTTTCCGCTTGTTGTGGAAACAGTTCCGCAAGCTTCAATGTCAGCGATGATGAGTGCGGCTGCCTTCTTAGCGATCTGATATGTTACTTCGTCATAGATGTAACGAAGGAATGCTTCGCCGGTTAAGTCCATAGCTTCGTCAGAAATGGTAATCCACTTCTTGATTGAAGCAGGAACAAGTTCTGTGATGCCAAGAACGAGGGTTTCTTCTGAGGGAGCTGCTGCGCCTTCTGTGTGTACGTCTGCGCCTGTTGCAGAATATTCAAAACCAACCTTAAGGTTACCCTTGATATATGTCTTCTTAACAAGTCTTGTGATTTCGTCTCTTTCCCAAGCTGTTCTGATGATTTCTTCAACGAATGTAGGAACGGGAACGGAACCGCCTGCAACGTTTTCTGTTAAGAGTGCACGGCACTCATCGTCCTTTTCTGTTCTGATGTACTTTTCAAAAGCGTCAATGTACGCTTTGGAGTTTCTTACTTCTAAGTCGCTCATAGTTTTTCTTTCCTCCTCAACTTTTTCGATTAAGTCTGTTTTGATTTCGCCTGTTGCGATGCTGTTTAACTCTTTAGCCCTCTGTTCTGCTGCATCTAAGAGTTTCTTTTTCTGCTCTTTTAAGGTTCTTACCTCTTCTGTAAGAGCTGCGCAGTCAGCTTCGGGAGAGTTCTTTTCTTCTTCGATCTCAGATATTCTTTTTTCAATATCTTCGATTCTCATCTCGTCAATATTCATTTTTAAACCTCCTTGAATAATTCGAGCTCAAGTTCCAGTGCTTCTTTGGCCTTCTGACGCTTCTCTTCAATAAGTCGCTCCGCTTTGTCTTTATCAATCAATCCGTCAATAAAGCTTCGTGCCGAAATCTCGGTTCCGTCATTTGCCGGAATCGATACGGCCGAAACGTCATAAAGCTTGCCGATTCTCTTAATAGTACGAAGGTAAATAGTAGGCTTTCCTTTTTCCCTCTGTTCTGTTACTTCATCTTCTTCGACGGTGAAGCCAAAGCTCATTCGGTCGGTGTAGCCTTTTTCAATTTCTTCGTACAACTGGCGGCCTGTTTCGGTTCCGCCTAAATCAGCATCTATCAACAAACCATGCCCATCTGATTCGAGCCATAAGGTTTTGTTGCGTGTTCTTGCAAAAACCCTTCCTTCGTGGTTATACTGGAAAATAACGTCTGACATATCAGCATTGTTGAATGCGTCGGGCGCTACCTGCTCACGAATTTCGATGTCTTCGTCAGCATAAAGCGTGTAGGGCTCATTGTATGTGGTCGCATAACCACGTACCTTGTAACTCTTTTCTTCGCCTTCTGCTCTTTCTGCCACTCTTATTTCTTTAATGTTGCGATATTGTCTACCTTGACTAATTTTCGCCATTAAATCGCTCATTCTTCTGTTTCCTCCTCTGTTTCAGTTTCTTCTGTATCTTCGTTGTTTCCTTCGCTCTCTTCGTTTATGCTGTAATATTCACCACGTGCCGGGATTTGGTCGCCGTAAGGTGAAGGCAACGGAGGCAAGTTCCAAATTTCTCTGATTTCGTTTCGTGTCATTAATCCACGGTCAGCCATCTGAGAAGATACTGAAAGCTTGTCTTTAGCTGACATATATTGAAGCCTGTTCGATGTTGCCATTATCTTTGAACCGAAACTCTGCTCACGTTCTGTAAAGAACATATTTGTTCCAACTTCGCTAAACTGAATTGAGAAGGTTTCAACAACGGATTCGTAGAAAGCATCCCACTTATCACCAACGGCCTTTGACTGAATGATGTCTTCGTTTGTAGCGTAGTAGTTGAAAACATTTTCCTGAATGGCTTTTCGCTCTTCGGGATCTATCGTGTAAGGCGTTGATTTAATCTGCTGGATGTTTGAGTAAGTATTCGGGAAGAGAAGTACGCCCCCGGCTTTGTTTTCTTTACTAAAGCTTGCATTTGAAAAGCGCTGCCTCTCTTTAATCAAATCGTCGTCGGTTGAAAAGTTAGCAAGCTGGGCCATAAAGCGGTATGTTGCACCGTCTTTGATTGCCTGAATGATTCCCTGCTTCTCCATGTCTATAAGCTGCATAGTTGAATGCAAAGCATCGTTCTTTTCACCGAATATATCCGAGCGATATTGAAACTTTGTCATTATGCCTGCTTCTCTTAGGTAGCAAGCGCCTTTTTGCTTGTTCGCAAACTCATAAACAAGAACTGCGGTTCCGTCCTTCGTCTGTCTCAACTCGCATTTATCGGGAAGCACCGGGAACATTCCCACCGCTTCACCGTACTTGTCAAACACAGGAAGAATAACCGCCGTGTTGTGCATATCAAGAATGGTGTCAAGCCTATAAAGGAATTGATACCATGTTTGAAACTCGTTCGGCCTTGCTTTTAATTTCGTTCGGAGCGCTCCTCTTGCCGTGCCTAAGACTTCAACCTTAAGCTTTGCAATGTGTCTTGCTCTTGAGTCAATGGCACTTCTTACAAGCTCCGATTCATACAAAGCGCCGTTCCATGTTCTGAAAACAGGCTCGTATGCTGTAAGCGTTTTGAAGTAAGCATCTGCCTTGATGTCGGTCTTCTGTTTTGAGCCGAAAAGATTTTCAAATAATCCCATGTTTTTAAGTCCTCTTTTTGTTCTTTAACTGTTCCCCTATTTGGCTGTACCACTTTTGACGAACGGTAAAAGCGTCTATCAATGCCGCTGCTCCGTCGATGTGGTCTGTTTGGCTAAGCTTGATTAAGCGTCCCTTGTTTTGCTCAACGTCCATCTTTATAGCGCAGTTTAAAAGGTGCATCTTAAGCAGTGGATTGTTTCCGATGTGAATCTTTCCATCTTTAAGAAGTCCTTCAAACTCCATAAGCACGGGCCAAAGGTTCCAACCTTGGAAAACATCGTCCATGTGATAGCCTCTGCCCTTCATGTCCTGCACGAGGTACTGTGCGCAATATCTGTCGTAACCGATTTGCAAAGGTAACACTTCGTATTGTCTGCTAACCAAGGAATTAAACCATTCGAAACAGTCTTTGTAATCTATAAAGTTATCCCCGGAGAGCTGGAGCCATCCTTGCTGAGCGTAAATGTTGTAGGGAACTCCGTCCCGTTCTATTGCGTCCCGTAGCTTTTCGGCTGGCAAATAGAACTTTGCAAAAACGTAAAGCTCGCCGTTCTTCTCAATGACTACTACCGCAGCCGTTAAGTCTGTGGTTCTTGATAAGTCGATACCGCCGACACAGTAGCAACTCTTAAAGTCTTCAAGCTTTAATTCGGGGCCACAGGCTTTTTCAACGTCTATCGTGTTAAGCCATGCCTGAGAGCTTGACTGTTTAATGTTGCAATACTTCGTTAAAAACTCCGCCTTTTTACTCGGTGAAGTTTCCGCAACTGCTATTTCTTCGAGCAAGTAATCAACCGAAACCGAAACGCCTAAGTTAGGATTCGATTTCATCAACTCGTTAATGTCGTTCCATTTGGTGACATCATCGATGATGTAAAGCAAAGGCAACAACCTTTTCTCTTTGGAGTCGCCCAATAAAAAACGAGTTGCTCTTTTCATCAACTCGTCAAATATTCCTTCGTTTTCATAGCCGGCAGTCGAAATCGACAAAAGCAAACCTTGAAGTCTTGCGCCGAAAGCCGACTTCATAACTTCGTATTGCTTAAGTCCGGGAGCTCCGGGCCATGATGATATTTCGTCACACACAACAAGCGAAGGGTTGAAACCATCGCTCTTTTTATGATTGAATGCAATCTTCTTAACTGAGCTGTTCGTTGACTCTACGTAATAATCAGATTTGCGCCTCTTGATTAACTGCTCAAGATCGGGCTCGGCTTGTACCGTTTGCCAAATGTCATTGTAGATAATGTCGGCCTGTTCCAGCTTGGGAGCTACGCAAAATACTTTTGCGCCGTATTCACCCTCTAAAAATAGGTGATACGCTGAAATGCCTGCTGCAAGTAAAGACTTACCGTTTTTTCTTGCAACGACTACAAGCACCTCTCTAAATTGTCTTATACCGTTCTTGTCAACGATTCCAAATATCGCAGCGATTAAAGCCTTTTGCCAAAGCTCTAATTTGATTAAATCGTTTCGGCCCTCGCAGTGGTGGCAAAAGTTTTCAATAAAGCGTATCGCCTTATTTGCTTTTGCGTTGTCATAAAAAAAGAGCTTGTCTTCAAGCCCTTTTACTAAGAATTTATATACTAATTTAATCCAGTTACCAACAATTACGGAGCCGTTTTGTATTTGCTGGTAATACTCTAGGATGTAGTTTTTATTCGTCTTCGTCACTTAGAAACGCCTCCAGCTTTGAGCCCTTGGCTTTCTTATGTCCAAGCGTCTTAATAATATCAAGAATTGTGCTCGCCGTTCTGTTTGCTGCGTCTGTGTGCTTTGGAAGCTCTCTTATGAGTGGATGTGCGTACACATTTTCCCGTGTTTTGACGTATTCTTTTACGATTAAAAGCTCGTTTTCTTCGTCCAGTGCTTCACGCATCTTTGTAATGACTTTCTGTTGCGTTTCAAACTGGTTAAGCTGGGCCAAGAATAACGGATTCTTGTCTACGCCGTAATCTTTGGCCATTTTTACTAAACTTGCGTAAGTAACTTTTTTCATGTTCATGAACCTCCTGCCGTGTCAGTTCAAACCAAACCAAAACCAACAAAATCCAAAAAAATTCCTGAAACTTGAGAGAGAAATTCTAAAGTCCATCGCTCGGTTTCCGTGGCGTTGTTTTTTCGTTTCGACCTAGGGGGGGCTATCGAGAAATTATATTTCCCATCCCGTCTATGTCATACCGCCTGCGTTGCTTCGCTCCGTGCTCTCGTTCGTGGCATTCACGACATACAAGCTTAAGGTTGTTCCAGTCCAAAGCAACGCAGGCGGTATGACAT